ATGTCGTGAGGTTTAGAATAACTAATTAACTTAACTTTCATAATAATAATATAATAAGTATGTTATTTTTATATTATTATTAAAATATATTATCTTTTACCTTTTCTAGTTTTTCTAGTTTTTTACTTCTTTCTTCATCTTAGGATATAATTTATTCATATATAAATAATATTTTTATTATTTTATTATTTTGTTATTTTGTTATTTTGTTAAATAATATTAAATAGTATTAAACAATATTTTATTATTTTAATTTCTTTTTATAAATCATATGGATAGTTCAGATGATTCAAAAAAAAACTTTTTTAAGCACGTTTTTAATTTTGACGACGATTCAAAATCTGATATGCTAAATATAATTCAATATTCATTAATTGCTATTATTCCTGTTATTGTTTTAAATAAATCAATGCAAAAATATGTTCCAGAAGCTGATGAGCAAAAAGGTAATTTAGAAATTTTAGCAGAAATTGTTCTTCAAGTAATTATAATGTTTATTGGATTATTAACAATACACCGTATGATTACATTTGTTCCAACATACAGTGGACTTGATTATCCAGAATTTAGCATTATTTTCATTATTTTAGCTGTTTTAATGATTACTCTTAGTTTACAAACAAAATTAGGTGAAAAAGTCAGTGTTTTAACAGAGCGTTTAACTGAATTATGGGAAGGAAAAAGTGATAATAAAAAGAAAAAAGGTAATGTAAAAGTTTCTCAACCAATTTCTCAAAATGGGCAACCAACAAATCAAGCAGTAATGAATCAAGCAATGTACAATGATGGAACTTCAATAAATTCACTACCTACCAATGATATGTCTTCTTCTGCCCAACAAATGCCTAATTATAACACAATGCATCGTCAAGATACAACCCCAATGGTTGGAGCAGCAAGTCCTGGAGACCAGCAAGAAGGATTTCAATTACCTGTAGCGGCAAATGAAATGGGAGGTGGATTTAGCAGCTGGTAATTATCCACCTTTTCTTTACTTTGTTGTAAAGGTGGAGCCAAATATTAAATAAATACTTTAACTCCATTTTTACAACGAAGTAAAGAAAAAAATGGATATAAAAGAATATGATAATATAATTATATAATATCATATGGATGTTAATAAATTATTACAAGCATTAGATGATGAATCAAACGAAAATTTGTTTAATTTAACATCAAAAAAAATATTAGAAATGAATTTACAAATTTTAAAAGAATTAGAATTAAATAGAGATGAAACACTAGAACTGTTAAAAAAATTAAAAGGCTACAAATATGTAGATGAAATGAGTGATTTAAAATATGGAACATACATAAGATGGATTCCAATAAGTAATCCTGAAAATATTGAATTAGCAAAAGGTGCTATATTTTGTGAAATTAAAATAACAGATAATGGTGTTTTTATTGTATATAAAAATTTTGGTTATAATACTAAATATTTTCAAATAAAAATGGATGAATGTTTAGTTTTTCAAAAACTAACAAGTCAAGAACGAGTTCTTTTAAGCGCATTAGACCATTTATCAAAATAATTTTTATTTTTTGGCTGATATTAATACTCCAGCTAAAATAACTACTCCAGCTATACCGGCAAAATAATATTTATTATTGTTACTTTTACCTTCTTCTGAATTCATATCTAAATTTAATTGACCTGTTGAGCTAAATAAATCAGGAAATCCTTCAACAGCACCTCCAAATTTTTTTTTAATAGATTTATTTTTATTTTTATTTTTATTTTTATTTTTATTGTGTGAACGAGATTTCATTTGTATAATATATGTATTTATTTTATTAATAAAAATTTAAAAATTAAGTATATTTTTTAAATAATCAATAATAATTTTATTAACAGATGTTGTAGATGAAAGAACAAAAAAACCTGCGCTAAATGCGATTTGTTTATCTAAACTAGTAAATCTAAGCTTTCTAAAAGGATTAAAACGCCATAATAAAAATAATGAAACATAGATTTTAATATAATAATCTAATAAAGATAAATATTTTGGTGCTGTTGTTGATAATCCCAAAGCAACAACAAAATATAATATATACATAATTACAAACGTAAGATTAAACATGTCTTCTTGAAATTTATGTAATTTATGTGAAAACATTATATACTATTAAAATAAAACATTTTAATTTCTGTTAGTGCTTTTTTTTAAGTTACACTATAAAATATTATTATCATAATTTTTTAAGGTTCTAGCACTTGGGTCTGTTGCTGTTGTATATTTAGGCATCCACAAATAAGGAAGTATCTCTGACATTTCTGGATAATATTTATCAAAAATATTTCTATAATATATTTTTTCAGTTTCAATAGTTGCTGGTAAATTTAACTCAATTGATATAAATTCTTGTAAAATTTGAAAAAGAGAACGTCCATGACCTGTAACACCATCACTAAATGCTTCTTTTTTTCTCCATAATATTTCATCAGGTAAAATTTGTTTACCTAATGTAGTTTCAAAAATAGGAAAACTAAAGCTTTTTCTAATTAAATATTTTTCACAATGTGAAAAATTATTGTAATTTCTAGCATATGGAGGAATAGATAAATAATAATTTACAAAATTTCTATCTAAAAATGGAGTTCTTGGTTCAAGACCGTGTGAAGATATAGATTTATCAGACCTTAATACATCAAATAAATGAATATCTTTTAGTAATCTTCTAGTTTCTTTATCAAATTCTATTGAATCAGGACAGGATTTCATATAAAGATATCCGCCACATAATTCATCTGCTCCATCCCCATTAAATATAACCTTAGCATTGCTATTTTTCGAAATATATTTTCCCAATAAATAATTTCCAATACTAGCTCTAACAGTTGTAGTATCATAACTTTCAATTGCGTATATAACTTCAGGTATAGCATCAAACATTTCTTTTTCAGTAACAATAATTTCAGTATGATTTGTATTTAAATAATTAGCAACAATGCGTGCATATTTAAGGTCTTCAGAACCAGCTAATCCAATACTATACGTTTCAAGTTTTTTATCAATAAATTTTGATTGATAAAATTCATTAACAAGTGCAGTAATAAGACTGCTATCAAGGCCTCCAGAAAGTAAGCACGCAATAGGTCTTTCAGTTGTTAAACATCTTTTTTCAATTGATTTAGTTAGGTTAATAATAATATTTTCAAAATAATTAGACCAATCAAATTTATTACTTGGACTCGAAAAAGTGGGTAAAACATAAGGAATGTTTTGTTTAGTATGAACCCAAATAGAATTAATATTATAAAAAATACTATATGTTCCTGGTGTGAATTGTTTAGTTGAATAAGAAGGACAAATTTTATTAAAATCAATTAAACATTTTAACTCTGATGCTAGACCAATTAAACAACTTACATTTTTTTGGTAATTTGTTGGAGATAAATAGTATAGAGGTCTAACACCATATGGGTCTCTCGCAGCATAAATAGTTTCATTTTTTGTATCATATAAAATAAAAGCAAATACACCATCAAGCATTAACAGCGTTTGTTCAATACCATAACGCTTGTAAAGATGAATAATTATTTCACAATCAGAACTAGTTTCAGGAGTAATTTCCATTAATTCATATAAATATTTGTAATTGTATATTTCACCATTACAAATTAAAATTATATCATTAATAATAAAGGGTTGATTAGATATATCATTTAAACCATTAATAGCAAGTCTATGAAATCCAAAATAATTATTATTATAATTTAGTAAATTAGAATACTCTGGGCCTCTGTTTTTTCCTTTTTCAAATTGAGTATTAATAAAATCATCAGGTATAGTATTATTAAGAATAGAAAAAATACCGCACATTATATATTTATATAAATATATACAAATCTTTATATAGTTTATAATTAAAATAAAAATATTATATATCTATATTAATGTTAACAAATAATCAAGATGTCAGTTGTGTATCAAAAATACATGAACAAACAAATACTAGAATATATGATAGAAATATCCCATCACAAATGCTTCAACCATATTTAGATGTTAGGCCTGTATTGACAAAATACTCGTATTTTCCAATTGTTGACCCAAGAAAAGAATTGAATGTAAAAATGGAACAAATGCCAACATATAATTCACATGCGGTTTTTAATCCTGGAAATACAAAATCTCCATGGTCAGGATTTGCTTCAAATGTAAATTTAGAATCTGAATTAAGAAATCAAATTTTTGCTTTACAAAAGTGTAATCAAGCTGCTTATGTGCCAAGCAGTAATAGTGATTTATATAAATATTCATACACACCAAATAAAGCAAATCAATCACAAACACATTCATTATTATTTCAAAAAGAAAATTTTTGTGATTTTAATCCAAATCCGGATAATAAAGTAGTTGGAGGAGGAATTTTTTATAATTCAACAAGAACGCAAGTTAAAGAAATAGGAGACAAAGATGTTAAGAAATTTTAAAGATATATTATATTATTATTTTCTTTTAAATAGTATAATGTTAGAATCAGAGTTAGAGCCAGAACTAGAATCAGAATTAGAACTAGAATCAGAATTAGAATCAGACGCATTTTTAAATCAAGTTTCTTTAGATTACTTGATTAATAGAAAACAATATAAAATTCATTTAACGAACACAATAAATAAAAAGATAAATAAAAAAGATAAAAAGTTTTATAGAAGAAGAATACAAAGTTTAACAAAAGAATTATTATCTAAGGAAGAAGAAGAAATAGTTATATCTTCTGATATAAAATATGCTTTTGATAATTTTATAAAAACTTGTATACATTATTTTAAAATGTTAGATAAAAATGATATAATACAAGAAGATTACAATGAATTCGATTGTGAAATTAAGGAAAATGTTGAAATAAGTGAGTCTTCTCAATTTTTAAAAGAAGAAAATGAAAAACTTTTAATGCGTTCAGTAAAAATGACAAATCATTCTTTAGATAATTTTATAAAAATAAAAATGACAAAAAGTCCAGAAGAATTAATAATTCCTCAGCAAAAAGAAATAAATTTAAAAGACCCTGTTTTAAAAAATAAAGGTGTTATTAAAAAGAAAAATATCATTAATAATTATGGCGAGGACACACAAAAAGAGACAAATGATATTTGTGAAATCCAAAAGGATGAAAAATAATCAAAAAACTAAAAGGAATATCAATAATAGTTTTAAATATAATAATAGAAATAATAAAACTAAAAAACACGATTATAAAAAATTTAATTTTAAAAAATTGAGATGTAGCCCAAAAGAAAAAAATAAATTTAATAGTTTTACTTGTTATACAAATGAATCATTATATAAATTAAGAGACCAATGGAATAAAAAACATCCTGATAAATTAATAAAAACAAATGACTCAAAAGAAATTCATTCTAAGTTAACATTTTATTTAAGTAGTGTATGTAAAACAGAATCGTGTTGGTTAAAACAAGATAAAGATTTTGGAAAAATTAGTGAAGATATTATAGATTCATTTGCTCCAGTATCGCCAGATGAATGGAAAAAAAATCCTAATGAATGGTTATCTAGTGTAGATATAGATAAGGTTATGGGTCAGTATGAAAAAGCTTACAAGTGTTTTGAATTTATAGGTCCATCACCAATAGATTTTGATAAAAAATTATCGTATGGCGAGTGCGTGTGGAATGAGCTGTGTAATTTTAGCTTAGCAAATCAAATTAAAAAGGGAAAAAATAAAATAGGTATAATTTTTAATACAGACCCTCATAATAAATCGGGTGCGCACTGGATAAGTTTATTTATTAATATAAAAAAGAAAATAATATGTTTTTTTGATAGTGTAGGTACAAAAATAACCCCAGAAATAATGAAATTAGTAAATAGAATAATAGACCAAGGGCATAAATTAAATCCAAAAATTAATTTTAAATTTGAAGATAGTGATGGTGTAGAACACCAATATGAAAATACTGAATGTGGAATATATAGTTTATTTTTTATTATTCATATGTTACAAGATAAAACATCAGATAATTTTTATAAAAATCATATTGTAAAAGATGACCAAATTCAAAATTATAGAAAAATATATTTTAATGAAGAATTATAAATCCACCTTTAGAAAAGGTGGAGCCAAATAAATAATATAATTTTCAAATGTATTTTCTAAGAATGTATGTTGAAATACTTAAACCAATAAGATTTATGTTTATATGATATATTTTATTATTAAAATATATATTCACATTATTATAGTTATTAAAAAACCCCCAAAATGTAATTACACTTATAATATCAAAAGTCACTACTTTTATCAATGTGTTTGTATCTGACATTTAATTATTATATAACATTTGGTTTTAAGTTAATTTATACAAGTGTAAAAAATATAAATAACATAATTAAAATATAAATAGTATTTGACATATAGTATATAGCTGTATGTCAACAAATGATTTTTTAACAAAACAAAATGTAGATTTACTTTGGGAAGTAATAATAGATGATGATTTATTTAAAAATCAACCAAGGGAATTAATAAATCAAATTAGAAATATGTTTACACAAAAAATAAGAGGATTTAATGAGACTGAAAAAGGTAATTCAAATAATTTAATGAATATTAATAAAAGATTTATAGGTTTAATGTTAAATCAATCATATAGTATTATTAACACAAATAAAAATCCAATACCTCCACAGAAAACAAGAGATTTAATTACATCAGCTGATTTACAAACAGAGAGAATATCTCAATTTGAGAAAGATTTATCTCAAAAACAAACAGAGTTTACAAATGCGATGAGTTTGCCCGTTCCTCCAGTTCCAAAATTTAGTGATAATAATTTAGATGAGCCTATAGGTGAAATGGAATTAGCAATAAAAAAAGCATTAGAACAAAGAAATTATGATATAGAACAAGTAAGTAAAAATTTAAATAAATCAAATGCTGATTCATGGTTAAAATCTCAAGAAACATCAGTTAAAAGTGAAAAAATAATACCATTAAAGAATCAAAAATCAGATTACATTAAAGATTCTTATGTTCAAAATTATTTAAAAACTATAAAAATAGATAATGAAAATATTGAAAATACTGTTATTAAAAAAGATATTATTGATTTGAGTAAACAAAAACATATTTCATGGGAAGATGAAAATATAAGTTTACGAATTGTTGAAGATGAACAAAATGAAGAAGATGAAATAATTGATAATAATATATTTAAAAAATTAAAAAAAATCACTCCAGAAATAGATGACCCGTCAAATATTAATAATAGAATGAATATTTTAGAAGATAAATTAAATGGATTAAATAACAAGATTGACTTGATATTAAAAATATTATCTGAAAAATAATTTATTTTTACTATTTAAAAATTATACACCATTTTATATTTAATTCAACTGATAATTTAGTTAAAATAAAATAAAAAGCACAAATATTAATAAAAATAAGTAATGAATAATAATTAAATAAACATAATTTGTTATAAATAATTATTATATAACTATAATTATCCCTTAATATGTTATATAATAATAGTAACAAACAAATATACAAGCTATTAAAATTAAATTTTTGCGTAAATTCTGGCATTATAATAATTATAAATTATCATAATTATTATGAAAATAAATCAATTTTATTCTTATTCTTATATTATTTTTGTTGAACCTTTAAAAGGTTGATTACACAGGTTTAAATACTCTTTTACCATCAACAGTTTCAAGTGTTGCTATTAGAAGTGGTTCAATACTTGGGTTTTTAAGAGCCGCAGTAAAACTATCTTTATCATAAAGATTTAATAGATTCTCATTAATTCGTTTATAAACATATTCAACCCCGCCCACAGTAATAGGCTTACCTTTCCACGTTATCTTTTGTGTTTGATTAAGTTTATAGCTGTTATCGTCCCCTTCTTTAGTATAATCAGGAAAATATGAAAATTTATTAATATTAGGTTCGCCAAAGTTAACACATTTTCCATTAGAATAAAGCTGGCAATCAAATGATGATTCTTTAATTGATTCAGTTAGTTGTCTAGTAAGATTACCTTTAATTTCAGAAATCTCAAATAATAATTGGTCACTAGTAACTGGTAGTTTATCAATTTTACTTAAATCATGTTTTTTAAGTTCAACCGCATTATCAGATTCAAGTTGTTCAGCAGAAAATATCATTAAATAAACAAATACTTCAACTGTTTGTAAAGCTGGTGGTAGACTTTTATGACTACAAATACGTCTAGCACGTCCAATAACTTGTTCACTACGTACTGGATGCCAGTATGGTTCCATAATATGAACAAATCGCGTATTACGTAAATTGATTCCTTCAGAACCTGAAGATGTAATCATTAAAACTTTGATAATTTCTCCTGTGTTATTATTATTAGATTTTAATCTTAGTTGCTCAGAAATATTTGTGGGAACAAAATCCCAATCTCCGTTATAAATATTTCTAATTATTTCCCTTTCTTCGTGTGTTTCAGTACCAGTATATAAAGCATAAGTAGGTTTACCAGCATCAGCTTCACTAATATCAATATCCCAAGAATTAGCACTTGTTTTTGTTAGTTTAAATCTGGCGAATCCATTTTTTTCCAAAACTAAACTAAAAATCCCTATTCCTTCAATAGTTCTAAATTGACTATAGACTAAATGTAATCCAATATTTTTAGGGTCACTGATATTCTCAAGCATGTGTAAAAATTTGGGGCTAAATTTTTCAAGTGCTTCTGGAGTTAAAAAGTCATTAGACTTTTCTTCAATATTTTTAATAGCATTATCAATACGTTGTTTGTATGCGAGTCCTCCTAAATTATTTAAAATTTCATCAGCTTCAACCTCACCTTCATTTTCGCCATCAATATCAATTCTATCTGCTAATTGTTGTGCTTGAACTAAAGCATCCCCAATGTCAGTTTCTTCTTCTGTTTCTTTAACTGCCGCAGAAGCAGCCCTATCTTTAATTGGAACAGGTCTATCTGGCATAACATAGTTACAATATAAACGTGAAAATATACGGTATGTTGAGGTAGACTCCTTAAATAATGCTCCAACGCTTTGTGAGCTTTTAGTTGGTTTTTCAGTTTTTCTCTCTTTAACACGAGCAGCCTCATATATTTTAAATTGAAAATCGCTCATAGGAATTCTAATAATATGATAATCTAAGCCAAGTGTTCTAGTAAATCTAGGAAGTAAACTTTCTTGAGCACTTCTAAAATAAGATGATAATCCTAAAATACGTCTATTTAAAGCAGGAACATTTTTTATTTTTTTTGTAGTATTATCAATATATTGACCTTCAAATAAATCTAGTGTGTCAGGTAATGCTTTTTTGTTATTAATTTTAATTCCAGCTACTAAAACATCAATATTATTTCTTTTTAATATTCCAATAATTCTTTTTTCAAATTCAGTATCACTATCAAAAGAACCGACGTCTACATCTAAAATACCTTTTGAAACTTCCTTAGCATTAGTAACTCCTTTGTAACCTTCATCTTTTTTAATCTTATTTTTAAATCCAAATGGATTTCTAGTAATTGTTAAAAATTTAAGATTTTGGTCATAATCAATATAATCGAGTGATTTTTCACCTTTTAACATTTCTATCAAAGAATCTCTATCAAAGGCTGTTGCGGTAGTATCACTAATTGGAAATTCCCATGTTTTAATGTATCCTCTTAAAATATTAAAAAGTATGGCAAATTCATTTGGATAGTTAATTACTGGTGTACCTGTAAGTAAAACAATTTTGGCATCCTTAGCACTTAATAAGTATTCATATAATTTTGAAGATAAAAATTTTGGTAAATACTCTTTCTCGCCTACTCTTGATTCAAGCACTGGGGTTGTTTGTAATCTAGTTATAATTATACCAATTGGCCCTTGAGTATCAGTAATTTGGCGTATGCTTTTTGAGTCATCAATTTTTTTAATACCTTTTAAAAATATATTTAAATTAACATCAAGAATATTTCTTTCATTGTCATTTATTTCACGATTAACTTTTACATTTAATAATAATTCATTTAAATCTTCATTTAATTCCTCCATTTTTTTCTTGCTTAATCCAGCAATAGAACTTATTTTTTCTAATAAATCAGAAAGTTTTTTAGCTAAATCGCGTGCTGACCGTTCTTGGTCGCCTCTTTTAATTTCATTAACAAGAGGTTCTTTTTTAATTTTATTAACTATTCTACTAACTAAATTATGAGCTTCATCAATTATTACAACTGAATTATCAAATAAGTTACGTGTAAAGCCTGATGTCAATTCTTCTAGTCTTTTAGCTCTTAACCCGTTGTAATTTATAAACATATATTTTGATTCTATCATTACGTCAAGTTGGTCATCAAGTGATGTTTTTTGATTAGCTGTGAGACCTGCGTAATTTGATGGTTTAGTAATATTAACAAACCAAGCGCCTTTTTTCTTGTTAATATATTCCATAGGCAAATTTAAAATAGACGATAAAATTCGAGCTATTTCATTATTTGATTCAGATGATATAAATTCCCAAAATTGGTCTTTTTTATACATAAGGTCACCACACTTTTTAAGCTCTTCCATGTAATTGCGGCGCAGTGATTTTGGAGTCATAATAATAATTTTCTTTGGACCTTTCATACCCTCGGCAATAGCAATTGAAGAACATGTTTTTCCTGAACCAAGACCATGATACAATAATAATCCTCTATAAGGTGTATAAAGATTCATATAATCTCTAACAATTTCTTGATGAATTAAGAGTGACATGTTGCCGCTAGTGTTTCCAATTGTATCACAAGATATATTTTGAGCATTGCGTTTTAATTCTTCTTTATAAGGAGCAAATAATGAATTAATAAAATTAACAAATTTCTCTCTATTATTCATATAGTAACTGCTAGCAATAATCTTAAAGGGTCTTTCTCTAATAGGTAATCGTTGATTAATTGGTGTATCTCCAATTTGAACAAATGTTTCTGGACCTAAAATAGCAATACCTTTTTCAACTGGTTTTGTTTTTCTTTGAGTTTTACCAGGAAGTACAATTTTGATTGGTCCTTGTTCTTCACCTTCATCTTCTTCAATAACCAATTTGCCTTTTTTACCTATAGCTTTCTTTATTATAGGTTCAACTGGAGCTACAATAACTTCTTCCTCACGAACACTTGTTGGTTTAATTTTAACTTTTGTTAAATTCGCTTCAATTAATCGGTTCATAAAAGTTTCTATATCAAATTCATTCTCTCTTTCATCTAAGAAATTACCTTTAATTAAAACATTAACTTGCGAATGCTCGTTAACTATAGGTTTAATTTTTAAATTACTTATTAATGGTTCTAAAGGATTCATAATATATATATATAAATTCAATATATAATTTTTTCTATTTTTATGTATTGAATCATTTATAAATCTATTTGACTATTAGCATTAATAAATTTTAAAGCCTCATTACAAGCTATTTGTTCAGCTTTTCGTTTAATTTTGTGTTGTCCTTCACCCATAAATAAAAATATTTTATCATTTTGAGAAATATAATCTTGTACAGCTTGAAATGTTTTAAATTTTGAAATATTTGTTGAATCTGAATGTCTAAGATTGAATATTTGTTGACCTAAGCATAAATATACACCCATTTTATATCCTAGTTCAAGGTCATGTTCAATTTCTACGTAGTGTGGAGTAACCTTAAATTCTTTTTGAATCTTAACTTGTAGTATATTTTTGTAATTATCATCATTTTGAATAAGAGCAATCCAATCAATATGTGCTTCAAATATATTTTCGATAAATTTTTGAGCCATTTGAAATCCAGGACCAGTTACAAACATACTTTGAAACCAGCCTTCTTCATCCTTAACAACAATTTTATTAAAATCTAAAAATAAAGCTCCTAAAAAAGCTTCAAACAAACATCCAAGTTTCTTCAAATTGGTTCTAATCTTTTTTTCCTCGGCGTGTTTAGAGAGAATAAGCCATTTATGTAATCCCATTTCAAGCGCAATCTTTCCAATAGCTTCGTTTTTAACAATAGCAATTTTCTTTTCAGTCATAAATCCCTCATTTTCTTTAGGAAATCTTCGATATAAATAATATTTAGTAATTAGTTCTAAAACGCCGTCACCCAAAAATTCTAGACTTTCATTGTGTTTGCTGCTTAAAGGCATACAATCAGGAGGTCTTTCTACAATAGTAATATTTTGTTGTATATTTTCTAAATGTGGTCTTTTTGTGTAAGACCTATGTACAAAAGCGCGCTTGTAAAGAGCGATATTATTTACAACTGAAGGAACGCCGTATTTAGTGAGAATTGATTGAACTTGGCTCAATGAAATCTCAGTATTTAGAGGATTGTAAGGGTTGAATATAAGACCTTCATCTGTCTTCAAAATATCATCATCGTGTGAAATCTGCTTATCTGTCATCGTATAACATACTATAGAGAGAAAACTTTATATTGTTTTTGTTATATTTACATATAAAGATATTATACTTGTTTATAGTATAAATGCAAATTTTTGTTAAAACACTAACGGGTAAAACTATTACTTTAGAAGTTGAATCATCAGATAGCATTGAAAATGTTAAGCAAAAAATACAAGAAAAAGAAGGCATTCCTCCAGAACAACAACGATTAATTTTTGCTGGAAAACAGTTAGAAGATGGTCGCACATTATCAGATTATAACATACAAAAGGAAAGCACACTACATTTAGTGCTTTAAGAATATATTATATAAAAAACTACTTAAAAAGCTGTCTTCCCTATATCATATATACCATAATATATGGAAGAAGAACTTTGGAAACCTATTGAAAGTTTTGAAAATTATGAGGTTAGCACTTTAGGAAGAGTAAAAAATACGAAAACTGATAGAATGATGAAATTAAATAGTAAAGGTGGTTATTTATGTATTTCGTTAGTAAATACTTTTAGACAAAAAACATTTAAAGTACATAGATTAGTTGCCTTAGCATTTATTCCAAATACTGAAAATAAAACAGACGTTAATCATATGGATAAAAATAAACATAATAATAATATTTCTAATTTGGAATGGAATACTAGAGCAGAAAATAATCTTCATGGAAAATTAAATGTTATTATTACAACAAATAAAAATAAACCAATTAATAGAATCGATAAAAATACAAATGAAATATTAGAAAAATATAATTCTATTGAATTAGCAGCAGAATGGGTTTTAAGTTTAAGATTAACAAAAACCGCACATAATGGCAGAAATGCTATAGGTAATGTTATAACAGGATTATCAAACTCAGCTTATGGATTTAGTTGGGAATTAGAAAATACTAACCAAAGTTTAGAAAATGAAATTTGGAAACAAGTAATTATAGAAAATATTAATAATAATGAGAAACAATATTTTGTATCTAATTTAGGAAGATTTAAAAATAGTAGTGGAATAATTATGGATAATTATAAAGTTAATGAAAATGGATACATTAGAGTATTTATATATAATAAAACATATACGTTACATCGTTTAATAGCATTTGCTTTTTTAGAAAATTTAGAAAATAAAGAGCAAGTTAATCATATTGATGGTAATAAATTAAATAATTGTCTTAGTAATTTGGAATGGGTTACAAATCAAGAAAACCAATTACATAAGTTTAAGATTGGTTTAGGAAACAATTATACAAGGAGAATTACACAATATGATTTAGAAATGAATAAAATTCAAGATTTTAATTCAATAGTAGAAGCTAGTAAAACTTTAAATATAGGAAAATCTAATATAGGAGGTGTTTTAACAAATAATAGAAAAACTGCTGGTGGATTTATTTTTAAGTATTTAGAACAAAGTAATTAAAATTTAATAAAATAAAAATATTTTTGTAGTATATAAAATGGGTGTTTTAATGAACGCTGGCAAGGCTGCTCGACATCAGACTTCAATTGTTAATAGACCTAATTGTGGTGGAACAGCAAAAAAAGCAGGAATCGCACCACGAGTGGGATGGTATTTAACAAGTAATGTTAATTTAGTGGGAGCTCCTCAATCACTCCCCAGATTCTGTATTCCTAACAGAACAATTCAAACTCAATCTTACGGATACAGAGCTACTCATGGTGGTAACATGGGTTAAAGTTAAAAATGAACTTTATAATAAATATATACACATAATTGATTTATATATTTAGTAAAAATTATTAAGCTATTAACAAATTATATTCTTCTACGAGTTTTAGAGTTATAATTATATAATTTACCCCCTTTAATATTTTTCTTAGTTTTTGTTTGTGCTTTTTCTTCTTTTTTGCGTTGTTTTTCTATTTCCTTTTCCCGTTCTTTTGCTTCCTTTTCACGTTGTTTTTCCATTTCTTTTTCTTTCTTTTTAGCTTCTATTGCTGATTCTTTAACTTGTTTTTCGCGCTGTTTATGTAATTCTTTTTCCATTTTTTTTGCTTCTATATCAAGTTCTTTTTCTTGTTTTTTAACAGCTATTTCAGCCTCTTTAGCTTCTTTTTCACGTTTTTTTTCCATTTCTTTTTCTTTCTTTTGAGATTCAGCTTCTATTTTTTTGAACTCAGCTTCACGAGCTTTTTGTAATTTAGCAAACTCTTTGTCTTCTTTAGTTTTTTGTTTTGCCATATTCTTCATTGTTTTTGCGTGTTGTTTAGCTAATTTAGAATCTTCTTTTTGTAATTTTTTTTGTTCGCGGTCCATTTTTTTCATAGTACGTGCTTGTTTCTTATCTTCCTTTTCTTTTAATTTCATTTCAATTTGTTCAACAGCACCTTGAATATCATCTTTTATTTTGCGCTCCAAGTCTTTATCCTCAAATTCAGGTTCATAAATTTTTAATTTTTTTAATTTTTGAACTATTCTTTTTTGGCTACTTTGGCTTGCTTTTATATTTTTTTTTGTTTTTTTAATATTTTTTTTTACAAGTTTAGTAAATTTTTTCATTTGTAATTTTAGTGTTTTACTTGTTGACTTTAATTTTTTCTTATTTTCGTTAATTATTTTTTTCAATACTTTTTTTGTTTCTTTATTTTTTTCTTTTTTGATAATAAGTAAATTTTCATTAATGCGTTGCTTATAATTATCGATTTTATTTTTTAATTGACTAATATGAGGGTTATTTGAAACAGCGCTATTTATTAAATTTGTATCGGTTGTAATAGATTTACCACATTTACTTAAACGACCATAAACAGATTCAATTTTACTCATTGGAACTTTATTGTGTTTTGAACGAAACATCAACGGCGATGACTCTTCATTTAGTGTAGCATTATTAATATCAGATTTCTTTAATTCTTTAAAATCGTTAGCAAATAATTTATAATTTGATAATTCTTGTTTAAATTCAGTTTTTTTTTCTTTTAATTTGACGGTTCCATCTTTTTTATAAGTGTTTACAATTTTTTTACACGCATTTCTTGCCTTAGGATATTCATAAGTGTTACAAATATTTTTTAATGTAATATAACCATCTGGAGTTTTAGCTTTAAGTATCGGATTTGATTTAAGAGTTTTTAATTTATCATTAATTTCTTTAGACATACCAGAATACAACTTACGAGTAAGTTTTTTATTATAATTCAATATTTCCTTATCATAAACATTTGTGTGTATTATAGATACAACTGGTTGAGAAAACTGACGAGCATCTTTTTCACGATTTAAATAACTAATGTGACCTGCGATTTCATTTCTAAATTTATCTAATTTATCAGGTCTAAAAAACCCATTATCATTCAAATATTCTTCTGAGAACATATCAAAATTTGCTGGCATTTGTTCATTAGGCATTTTAAATAAATTTATTAACTTTATTAATTCCATTGGGTCTGTTTGAATAGGTGTAGCTGTCATTAATAATAATTTAACCGATTCTGAACCTGACATAATATAAGAATTCATTAATGAAGCATGAAGAGAAACCATATCAGGAGTTTCAATAGAAGATAAATCTCCACCACCATATAATTTGTGTGCTTCATCAATAATTAGTAATGTTTTACGTAATGGATCATCTTTTCCATTTATTTTAACCATTGTTTCGTAAATTTGATTTTTTTTAGACACAAGATTACTGAATTGCTTATATGACATAGGACGAACTCTCCAGGATTTAGAAAGAAGTTTCATTCGGTCAGTATTGTTTGAAGGAATAACAATTCCTTGATTCTCAATTTTAAGTTTTATAATTTCGTGACATACTTGGTCAAACATATTTTTCCAAATATCATTTTTAAGTGTTGTTCGTGTTACCCAAAGAATAGTATAACCTTGCTTTTCAAACGAAGAAGTTGCTGTTGCAATTGCCGTACAAGTTTTTCCAGTACCCACACTATGCCATAACAACATACCTTTTAAAGGGTTTTGTGGTGTAAAAAAATTGCTAACAAATGCTTGAGTTGGTGTATAATTCATAATTGTTGCGCCACCTCTTTGGCTTCCTCCTTTTGAAACACAATTATTTTCCATTACAACTGGCTCCCAAGCATATTGAGAAAAATAATCGTTTACGTATTGGCGCATTTGAGAAGCTTTTAATGGTTTATCAACAGAAAATTCTAATGTAGATTCAGGTGAACTAGACTTAGACTTAGATAATGATTTTTCAAAAAATTCTTTATTTAATGAAGGAGTATTAGAATAAGAACTTATAACTTCAGATGCAGAAGAGCTTGGCTTTGAGGAACTTGATTTAGACCTAGAAGAAGAATTTGATTTAGACTTGGAAGAGGAACTAGAATTTGATTTAGACCTGGAAGATGAAGAAGAATTTGATTTAGACCTGGAAGATGAAGAGTTTGGCTTCGAGGAACTTGAATTTGAATTAGACCTAGAAGATGAAGAGTTTGGCTTCGAGGAACTAGATTTAGATTTAGATTTAGAAGAGCTATCGCCTCCACGTAATGATTCACCTTTTTCATCAAATGAAATTGAAAAAGAATGAATATTTTTATTCAACTCATAATCTACCGCATTTTGAATACATGTGGTTTCTAATTCATTTGTAAAATTTAATAATTTAACATTCATATTTTTAGCTTTGAAATACATTTCGATACCACTTGTCGCTCCTAGTGTTTTATTAAATGGTTCCTCCATTTTCAAATCATAAATATAAACATAAAGAGGCCAACCTTTTTGTGGGTGAAAATCAAGCCCTTTTTGTCCACAGGTGCGAGTTCCACGACCAATTACTTGCTTCTGGTCTGCCTGAGTTAATGTTGGTTCAAAAATATGGACGTATTTGATATCAAATAAATCAATTCCTTCTTTGTAACCACCATCCATGAGTATAATACGAATATTTTCACCATATACATTATCTGGTCTTTCATTAAATCGCGCCAAAATTGATTTTTTAGTAGATACACTAATTGGTTCATCATATACTGATTTAGAGCACAACATATAGAAATTATTATATTTTGATTTAGCTAATTCTGCGTTGGATAGCAACTCCATTTTAGTCCAGTGTTTGTTTCCAAACTTAGGATTAGCAGTGTATCCTAATTTCATTCCACTCGCAATTAAAGCACTTGCTAGAAATTTTACACCACCCATCGATGATTTTGAATCTGAAAAAATAAAATGTTTAAATTTCTTTCCATATTGAGCCATATCCTTGTCATCTAACTCTTGAATTTTATCTAATAAAGTAAGTGTTTTTGGTGATACTAGTTTTAATGTATCAATAAAATCATTATACATATCTTGGCTATGTAGTTTTTTCAAATATTCCTTAACTTTGGTAACAGTATTAAGCTTTTTTGCTTTACCCAATTTTACAGAAGGAAAATAATCTACAAAATCATAAAAAAATTTGTAGTCTTTTGGAAATGAAAAATTACTAAATTTTCGAATACAGTTTGGGTCATATTGAAGATATTTAGATGGTAGTGTATTTTCTAAATGCTTAGAATTATTAATACGTGTTTCTAACAAAACTTTAATTTTTTCTAAATTGCCCTTTAATAATTCAGGGTCCTCATTATCTATATCGAAATCATCATCTTCACTTTTTAATTTCATTTCTAATAATTTTGATGACATTAGCGGAGAACTAGGAATGGACTTAGAACTAGAACTTTCAATTATTAGTTTTCTTTTTGTTTTTGTTTTTTTCTTTTTTAAACTAGATTCAGACATATATACATTATATTTTTATAAAAATATATATTTTTAAAACAATTTAATAACAAATTATTAAACTGTTTATTAATGAAGATTAGAGTTGATAATCGTGAACAAGAATTATTAAAACATATTAGAGAACTTATTGTGAACATTCCTCTTTTTAAAGATTTAGAAGTAGAAGTTGAAAATTTGCCTTTAGGAGATATTATAATTTCAAATAATGTGGAAGATAAGTTGATTATAGAAAGGAAGAGCATAAATGATTTGGCTGCTAGTATCAAAGATGGTAGATATGAAGAGCAGTCTTATCGTTTAAATGGTTTGAATCATCCAAATCATAATATTATTTATTTAATTGAAGGTGATGTAAACCGTGTAAATCGATTTAAAGATAATAAAATGGAAAAACTTACTTTATATTCTTCCATTTTCTCTCTAAACTACTATAAAGGGTTCTCATTTATTAGAACATTTTCAATTGATGAGACAGCTATTTTTGTTTGTAACACTGCTAATAAATTAAAAAAAGGTGAATCAGAAAACAAACTACCATATTATCAAAATAATTTGAAAGTTGCTTTGGAAGAAAATATTTTAGAACAAGAACCAGAAAATAATTGTACTGATAAAGATTATGTTAGTGTAGTAAAAAAAATAAAAAAAGATAATATTACACCTAACAATATTGGTGAAATTATGCTCTGTCAAATTCCTGGAATAAGCTCAGTTACTGCTGCAGCAATAATGAGTAAATTCAACACATTTCCAAATCTAATAACACAAATTCAAGAAAATGAAAATTGTTTAAAGGACATTAGTTATACAAATTCAAAAAATCAAATAAGAAAAGTCAATAAAACTTGTTTAGTAAATATTGTAAAATTTCTATTAAATAAGTAATGTTACAAAATTATATATTTTAAAATATATATAATATAATGAATCAAGATTTTTTATACAATTTATTAATTTTTATAAGTATTTGTATTTTAACATATATTGTATTTAGAAGTGTAAACTTTAAAGAAGGTCTAGAAAATAATGAGTCTACTACTACTACTTCTACTTCAACAAGTGGTGTAGCAGGAGGAGCAGCTACATATGCTGCCAATATTAAAGAACAAGTAATTAAATTACAAGACACTACACTAATAAGTAAATATAGAGCCGAGTATGAAAATGTAGTAATAAACATGGATGATTTAGTAAATAATTTAATGTTACAAGTGACTTTAAATATTGACCAATCAAAACCAGAAGCTAGCTTAGCAAAATTAGCACAATTAAATCTATCCAAAGCAGCCTTAAACAGTGTTATGAAATTTATTGATAAATCATAAAACTATATAAAGACTATTATACACATAAATTTATTCATATGAATAGATTTATGTATTTAAGTAAACGCAATTTTAGTACGCAATGTATAAAATTATTATATCCAAAATGTATAAATTGTATTAATTATAAAAAAGAAGAACGAAGTTGTAAAAAGTTTGTAACATCAGAAAATTATATTGATTATAATTCAATTAATGAAGTAGCAGATAATGTCAGAAATGATAGTACAAAATGCGGTGAATCTGGTAAATTATTTGATATTGGAAAAGAACAGTTAGAAAAAGAAAATTCGCGATGTTTAAATACATTTTGTGGTTTTACTTTAACAACAGGATTTTTAGCTTTTGCAACTCATGAATTTATAGTAATTTTTATTCCTGCAACTATTAGTTTTTTTACCGGTGTGATTTATTTTGTTGATTATTATGAATGTAACAAAAAAATAAATGCCGAAAAAAAAAGAATTGAAGATTTGAATAAATATACAAGTGAAATAAAAAAATAATTTATACTCTAAGTTTAACTTCATTCCCAGCATAATATCCTTTGTCTACTAGTCCTTGTGTATAGTCAGCGCCACCCCAATTAGTGTCCATTGGATTAGGACTTGGTCCAGCATATAACATATTTTCATCTTGCACAGTATTTTGATTATTATTCATATTATCAAGTGGAGTTGTAGCTCCAACATAAAAATCAGATTCATCATAAGAAGGCATAGAATTTGTGTTGTAAGGTGGGTCATTTCTTGTAGCATCGACAAGCAATGTTGGATTTGGTGGAAGAGGATGACTAGGTGGAAGGCCGCCTTGTTGTTCAGATACACCAGGTCTAACTTTATAAACAGGATTACCTTGGGCATCATATGTTTGCTGTAAAAATAATACAGGACATCTAATTCCTTGACTGTGTTGCCAATCTAAAAATTCTGTATAATCTTCTAAATTTTCAAATTCGATAGGGTTAACACCTGGAACTTTTGCAACTTTTGAATTGTGTAAATAAAATCTAGACCCTTTTTGTATTAATATATCAGGGCATCGTTTTTCGCTGTTATTATCTGTAAAACCTTCGCTATATTTTGTCCCGGTGTATTTTGCGTAAAAATATAGTCCAGCTAAAAATAATACTATCATTAAATATGTAAGTGTAGACATTTATATATTTAATAGTGATAAAATTGTGAAACATAATGTTTATTTATTTTCTACTGTTATTTTATAATGAAAATTTTACATATAGACCCAAAAACTAAAAATACAAATTTATTTAATGAATATGTTGAAAAAGGTAAACATATATTTGTTATTTTTTATTTAGAGGGTTGCGGTCCTTGTAATGCTACACGTCCAGAATGGAAAAAAATAGAAAATGCGTTAAAAAATAAATACGAAAAAAATGAAAATATAGTAATTGCTGATGTTGACCAAGAATTATTAAAAGAAATCAAATACTTAACTACACAGCCTAAAGGATTTCCCACAATAAGATATATTTCAAACAAAGGAAAAACATCAGAAGATTATGAAGACTGTCCTGATGTAAAAGATAAAAATAGAAAAATAGATTCATTTGTAGAGTGGATTGACTCAAAAATGTCTAAACAAAAAGGCGGAAAACGAAGAACAAAAAGTAGAAAAAGTAGAAAAAGAAAAAGTAGAAGAAATATAACAAAAAGAAATAGGAAATAAAATAAAATATTATATTAAATGTTAAATATAATAATTATATGTTTAATTGGAATTATTATAGGAATTATATCAGGAATAACAGGTATTCTGTTTAGTGGATTTGCTATAATATTATTTAAATATTTAGATGTAGGTGACTATAAAACAATCTTAGGAACTGTACTATACATAACACTTTTTCCATTAACAATAGGTTCAGTAGTTGAATTTTATAATGCCAAAAAAATTAATTTTTTTGTTGGTAATTTATTATTAATTACATTTATAATTGGTGGTTATTTTGGTTCAAAACTAGTATTAGATGAAAAATTTAAAGTAACTGAAAAACAAATAAAATATATATCTGCTATTTTATCATTTTTTTCTGCTATTTTATTTTTTCTTGAAGCTGATAATTTATAATTATAATTTTTAACTAAAATTTTCTTTTGAATAACCAATAACAGCACAAGCTATTCGTTTGCCAGAATTTCCAGTTTTTAAACTATCTTCATTATCACCTTTACCACAGTCATCCGGGTCTGCATGAATAATTAATCCTCTACCAATAATGTTACATTTATTTCCAGTAAGTTTAATAATATTATCAAAAAAAGTATAATCAGCTAGTCCTTTATTATCAGTTTCTAAATTTCCTAAATCACCAACGTGTCTCTCTTTTTCTCCTGGACAACCATGATTTTTACCATATGGATTAAAATGCGCACACATACTAGTGCACTTATCTGTTAAATCTCCAGCCTCATGAATATGAAACCCGTGTAAGCTATTAGATTTAAGTCCTTTAATATTAACATCAATTTTAATGTTATTATTTTTAAAATTTTCGCTAAATATAACGGTTCCTTTAATTTTATCATTATTAAAAACAGCAATAGCAATTATTGGTTTTTTTGACATTTATTAATACAAATATATTATTAAATAAAATTGAATTTAATAAAAGAGAATAAATACAAATTAATATACAATAATAATAATGGAACAAGCATTTCGAGTTTTTGATTTTAATGTTTACAGTGAAAAAGAATCATTTAATAATGGTTCAGAAAGCGATGAGGAAGTAAAAGTTGTTCATAAAGACACAACCATATTTCTTATTCAAATATTTGGAGTCAATGAATTAGGTCAAACATTTTCAGTTATTGTTGAAGGCTTCAAACCATTCTTTTATGTAATGGTAAATGATAGTTGGAATATTAGTATTAAAGACCAATTTTTAGAAAATATTAAAACAAAGATGGGAAAATTTTATGAAAATACAATTAGTGAATGTATTATTATTAAACGTAAAAAATTATATGGGTTTGATGGTGGTAAAGAGCATAAATTTATTAAATTAGAATTTACTAGTTTTGCGGCTTTTAATAAAGCAAAAAATCTTTGGTATTCAGATTATTCTAAAGATGGTAGAAAATTACTCGAAGATGGATACAATTTTAACAATACAAAAACACGGTTATATGAAGCAAACATTCCACCACTTTTACGTTTCTTTCACATAAAAGATATGAGTCCATCTGGATGGATTGCGATACCAAATAAAAAAGTTATTAATATAACTAGTAAAAAAACTTCATGTGATTTTGAATTTGTAGTAAATCAAAAACACATCATACCATTAAATGATAAAGAAACAAGAGTTCCTTATAAAATATGTAGTTTTGATATTGAAGCGAGTAGTAGTCATGGAGATTTTCCTATTCCAGTTAAAACATATAAAAAATTAACAACTAATATTATTGAATATTTTGAGAATTTAAAAATGGAAGTAACTCCAGAATTATGTAAAAATATATTAAAACGTATTATTAGTGCTGCTTTTGGATACGAACAAATGGATGAAATCGACTTAGTATATCCCAAAAAAAAACCAAAAACAAAACAAGAAGTAGAACAAATGTGTGATAAATGGTTAATAACTCCAGTAAGAAGTTTTATAAAATCAGATGAGTTTAACGAAATTAATACATTAGAAAAATCATTTGCTAAATTTAAAAATGATGATGATGAAGAAACATTTTATAAGAAACACGTTAAACAAAGCTTTGATAAAAAAGCTACAATTATTGATTTAATACTTGATAAAAAATTTGAAAGAGATGAAAAAATAGAAGAAATAAATGTGTCGTTAGATTCTATTTTTCCAAAATTAGAAGGAGATAAAGTTACATTTATTGGTTCAACATTTATGAAATATGGTGATGAAGAACCATATATGAATCATTGTATAGCTTTGAATACGTGTTCTGACCTACCAGTTGAAAATAGTATTTTAGAGAGTTATCAAACAGAAAAAGAAGTTTTATTATCCTGGCAAAAGTTAATTCAAAGAGAGAACCCAGATATTATAATAGGATACAATATTTTTGGTTTTGATTATATGTTTATGTTTAAACGAGCTGAAGAAAATAATTGTATTGAAGATTTCTTAAAATTATCAAGAAATAAAGATGAAATATGTGCTACTAAAGATAGAGATACTGGTAAATACAAATTAGAAGAAAGCACAATTCAAATTGCGAGTGGTCAACATGATTTAAAATTTATTAAAATTAATGGAAGATTACAAGTAGATTTGTATAACTTCTTCCGTCGTGAAGAAAATTTATCATCATATAAATTAGATTATGTTGCTGGTCATTTTATTGGTGATTTCATTAAATCATTGGACCACAAATTATCTGGTAAAACTGAAATAAAAACAGTTAATATGACTGGATTATTGGAAGGTAGTTTTGTTCATTTTGAAGAAATAGGTCATTCAATAGACTATTATGATAATGGTGCTAAGTTTAAAGTAACATATGTAAACAAAGCAGATGGAAAATTTATTGTCGAAGGTATTGTAAATCCAGATACCAGCAAAAAAGTGCGTTGGTGCTTAGCAAAAGATGATGTCACTCCTAAGGATATTTTTAGAATGACAAACGGCAGCGCAGATGATAGAGCAGTAATTGCGAAATATTGTATTCAAGATTGTAATCTAGTTCATTATTTGTTCAACAAAGCCGATATTCTTACAGGATTTATCGAGATGTCAAAGATTTGTAGTGTTCCAATTAATTTCTTAGTGATGCGAGGTCAAGGAATCAAGTTAACAAGTTATATTGCAAAAAAATGTCGAGAAAAACGCACTTTGATGCCCGTAATAGAAAAAGGAGGTCTAGATGATGGTTATGAGGGCGCAATTGTTTTAGACCCAAAATGTGATTTATATTTAGATAATCCAGTTGCGTGTGTAGATTATGCTTCTCTATACCCTTCTTGTATGATGAGTGAAAATTTCTCGCATGATAGTAAAGTATGGACTAAAGAATATGATTTAGCCGGTAATCTTATAGAAGAAACTGGCGAAAAAGATGAAAATGATAACTTTATTTATGATAATTTACCAGAATATGAATATGTAGATGTAGAGTATGATACATATAGATACATTAGAAAACATCCAGCGGCAGCAGCAGAAAAAGTTAAATCTGGAACTAAAAAATGTCGATTTGCTCAATTTCCAGATGGAAAACGTGCGATTATGCCTTCTATTCTAGAAGAATTATTAGGAGCAAGAAAAGCAACTAGAAAATTAATTCCTCAACAAACAGACGAGTTTATGAAAAATGTTCTTGATAAACGTCAGCTTGGATACAAAGTAACCGCAAATTCTCTTTATGGACAATGTGGAGCAAAAACTAGCACGTTTTATGAGATGGATATTGCTGCGGCTACAACAGCAACTGGACGATTATTATTAGTATACGCAAAGAAAATTATTGAAGAATGTTATGGAGATGCTATTTGTGATACAAAAAATCATGGTAAAGTAAAAACGTTAGCTGAATATGTGTACGGAGACACGGATTCTGTATTCTTCACATTTAATTTACAAACTCTTGAAGGTGAACCTATTAGAGGAAAAAAAGCATTAGAAATTACTATTGAGTTAGCTCAAGAAGCAGGTCATTTAGCATCAGGGTTTTTAAAAGGTCCTCACGATTTAGAATATGAAAAAACATTTATGCCATTCTGTTTATTATCAAAGAAAAGATATGTAGGAATGCTTTATGAAACAGACCCAAATAAGTGTAAAAGAAAAGAAATGGGTATTGTATTAAAACGCAGAGACAATGCGCCAATAGTAAAGGATATTTATGGTGGGATTATTGATATATTAATGAAAGAACAAAATATACAAAAAGCAATTGACTTTTTAAAACATTCATTACAAAATTTAGTGGATGAAAATGTGACAATGGATAAGTTAATTATTACAAAGTCATTACGTTCAGGATACAAAAATCCAAATTCGATAGCTCACAAGGTTTTAGCAGATAGAATAACAAAACGAGACCCTGGAAATAAACCAAGTTCTGGAGATAGAATACCATTTGTTTATATTAATTCAACTAATAAGAAAGCATTACAAGGAGAGAAAATTGAAACGCCAACATATATTTTGGAAAATGGATTAAAAATTGATTATTCATTTTATATTACAAATCAAATTATGAAACCGCTACAACAGTTATTTGCGTTAGTGCTTGAAAAAATATGGGAACTTCAGAATAAAAAATCAAAAATATCAAAATTTAAAAAAGAAATTGAAACATTACGCAAGTCGTGTGACCCAGAAAAATTTGAAGATAAATTAGAGCAAACGCGAAACAAAGAGGTTAAAACACTATTATTTGATGAATATTTAAGAGTAACAAATAATGAAAAAGAAGGAAACCAAAGCTTAACAAAATTCTTTGGTAAAAAATAATATTTTAAGTATTTGAATAATAATAACAAAATAAAAAATATTTTTTATTTTGTTTAATAATTTTGTTTTAAATAGTTTCTAGGACTTGAGGTTGTCTTAGCTTTTTAAGTGGCTTAGAAGAAGTATTAAATCTAGACAACAATGAACCAATCACACCTTTAATATCATTGACGGCAGTTTCAAGACTCCAAACACGTTGATTAAGACTCGAAATATCTTCATCAACATCAACAAATTCCTCCTCATCTTCATCTTGAACATAATCGTCGTCATCTGATTCTTCTTCTTCATAATCACTATCACTATCATACTGAGTAACATTCTCTTCACAATCCAAACTTCCAACTAAATAACTTTGAGTTTTAGAAAACTCTTGATAACCTCTCGCATCAACCCAACTTTCAATAAATCCTTCCTGTTGAAGTCTATATAAAATAGCAACTACAGTTCTTCCATGCTTAGCTGAAATATCTTGAATACTCATTTCTAAAAGTTCATACTCTCTTTGAAGAGATAAAAGCTCATTAATATTCCATTTAAAATTATGTCTTTGAGTTAATGAATAATCCATTGTATTATATACACTGTATATGTATTTGTCTTTATATTATTTTTTAATATATTTATCATTTAAGCTTAGGTTATATAGTATAATATTATTACTAAGAGCGAAAAAAAAATTGTAATAAATTATTTCCAGATATGTCAGTAGCATATGTTCGAATTATATCATCATTAGTTACATAAATTGAACGAGGCACATTTAAATTAGATGATAAATTATTGCCAGATACGTCAGATACATTATTATTTAATAAATTACTGAACAATAATTCAACTAACTCATTTGAATTGGAACTTGAGCTTCTCTCTACACTTGATAATACAGAAGGTAAAACATTAGAAGATATATCTACATTACCTGATAAATCTGAAATAATATTAGTATTGTGTGAAGTATAATTTCTTATATCATATCTACAAACAGGACATACACAACTACTTCTAAACCAAGAAGTTAATCCTGTGTTACTAAAAATATGACTACAATGTCTTATCATTAAAACTTGGTCATTATCATTAAAATTTTCTAAAGAAATTGGGCACGCTGAATTTAATGGTGTATTAATATCACCAAAACGAGCAACTCTTGTTGCTGATTCAATTTGGGATGGAGTTGGAAATATTTCAACAGGGTCAAAAAAAGAACGGAATAAATTACTAATAGTTGGATTATTTACATAATTTTGTCTATTGCGATTATAATTTTGTCTATTATTATTATGATTATTATTATAATTATTATTATGATTATTATTATGATTATTATTATGATTATTATTATGATTATTATTATAATTATTATGTTGTCTATTATTAGTATTTACATTTAATAAAG